CGTGCGCTTACCGGCCTGTTCCTGCTGAAAGAGCCGTTGATCATCTGGACGGCGCACGAGTTCAAGACCGCGTACGAGGGTTTCCTGCGGATGCGGCACCACCTCGACAACTGGGACCATCTGCGCAAGCGGGTCAAGGCGATCCGGTCGAGCACGCACGCGGTCGAGGTCGAACTGCTCGGCGGTCAGCGGCTGGCGTTCCTGGCCCGCTCGGGCGGTTCGGGCCGGGGTTTCGCCGGGGTGGCGCCGCTGTTCCTGGATGAGGCGTTCGCGTTGACCGCGGAGCAGATGGCGGCGTTGATCTTCGCGATGTCGGCGCACCCGAACCCGCAGGTCTGGTACATGTCGTCGGCGCCGCTGGTTGATTCCGAGGTGCTGCGCGGCATCTGCACTCGCGGCCGGCGGGGCTCGGCGGGCCTGGTCTACTACGAGTGGTCGGCGTCCGGGGAGAAGAAAGACCTCGAGCAGCTGGTCGCTGACAACAAGGCGCTCAGCGAAGACGATGCGGCGACCGGACCCGGCCGGGAGTTGCGTGATCGGCTGTTCGTGAAGGTGGCCGAGGCGAACCGGGCGTTCAACGTTCGTATCTCGCCGGCGACGATCCTGCGCGAGTTGGGTGCGACGGGGGTTGAGCAGTTCCTCCGCGAACGGCTCGGCTACTACCAGGAAGATTTGACGCAGGCCGGCTACCGGGTCATCCCCGAGCAGTCCTGGACCGACGCCCTCGACGTCGCCGCGGAGTTCGACGGCCGGCCGGCGTTCGGGGTGTACGTGCCGCCGGACCGCAGCTACAGCGCGATCGCGGCCGCGGGCGGCCGGGAGGGCGGCGGCCGGCTGATCGAGATCACCGGCAACGAGCACGGCGACGACCACCGTCCCGGTGCCCGGTGGATCGTGGGCCGGCTCAAAGAGTTGGAGGCGCACACGCCGTCGGTGGTGGTGGTCGACGACAAGGCGATCGCCGACGAGTGCGAGGCGGCGGGCCTGGTCGTGCACCGGGCGTCCGCCGGCGACGTGGTGACGGGCTGTCAGTCGTTCTTCGACGGCGTGGCCGGCGCGGACGTGAAGGCGCGTGACATCAAGCACCTGGGTCAGCAGGCCATGACGGACGCGGTGGCGGGTGCGACGACCCGCAAGGTCGGTAACTCGTGGGCGTGGGAACGCCATGACGTGACGGTGGACATCGCACCGATCGCTGCGGCGTCGCTGGCGCTGTTCGGGCACGGCACGCCGCGGGTGCACCGGCCGCTGGCGTTGGCGCCGTTCGCGTTGTGGGGATGAGTGGAGGCTCTGCGGTGACGACATATGGGATCCCTGTCGAGGAGATCACGCGGCAGGCCCGCGAGGTGTCGCCGGCGCGGACGATACTGACCTGGATCGGCGCGGTGCTGTTCGCGTTGGGCTGGGTGCTGCACAAGACGTTCATCGTGCTGTGGCTCGCGGGTGCGTGGGCGTTCGTGGCGGCCCGGGAAGGCTGGCGCGAGGCCGGCAGGACACGGGTGAGCCGTGGCACTGGTTGATCGGATCAGCTCAGGGCTCGCCGACCTGCGGCACCGCGATGGGCAACTGTCGCTGAACGACTGGGCCGACTACTTCTCGTTCGGCGGGAACACGTACCCGCTCATGCAGACCACGATGAGCGGGGTCGACCGGGAGTCGGTCGGCTCGACAGCGGTCGCCGGGTTCAAGGGCAACGGGCCGATATTCGCGCTGGTGCTCGCGCGCCTGCAGGCGTTCTCCCAGGTCCGGTTCCAGTGGACGAGGTTCCAGGGTTCGCAGCCGACGGACCTGTTCAGCACCCCGGAGTTGGGCGTGCTGAAGCGCCCGTGGCCGGGTGGGACGACGTCCGACCTGCTGGCCCGGATGGAGATCCACGCGTCCGCGGCGGGCTGCGCCTACGTGACCCGACCGAAGCGCGACCGGCTGTCGATGCTGCGCCCGGACCGGGTGACGATCGTCATGGGGTCGCAGACCGACGAGGACGATCCGTCCGAGGCGCCGGATGTGGAGATCGTCGGTTTCATCCACACCACCAGCCGCGGCAAGATGACCTTCTTCGGGCCGAACGAGGTCGCGTATTACGCGCCGATCCCGGACCCGGATTACCGCTTCCTTGGCATGTCGTGGATCACGCCCGTGATCCGGGATGTGCAGGCCGATTCGCTGGCCACAGAACACCGAACCCGGTTCTTCTCGAACGCCGCCACACCGAACATGATGATCAAGTTCGATGCGTCGGTCGGGTTGGACAGGGTCAAGGAGTTCAAGGCGCTGTTCGAGTCGGAGCACAAGGGTGCGTTCAACGCCTGGAAGACGCTCTACCTGGGTGGCGGCGCGGATCCGGTCACCGTCGGTTCGTCGTTCAAGGACATGGACTACGCGGTGATCCAAGGCCGCGCCGAGTCCCGGCTGGCCGCCGCGGCAGGAGTCCCACCGAGTTGGGTGGGCTTCGCGGAGGGTTTGTCCGGAAGCTCCCTGAATGCGGGGAATTTTAACTCGGCCCGCCGCCGGTTCTCCGACGGCACCATGGTCCACCTGTGGACGAACGCGGCGACGTCGCTTGAGGTGCTCCTCGGCCGGCCGCCGGGTGCGTCGTTGTGGTTCGACTCGCGGGTTCCGTTCATGCGGGAGGACGCGGACGACCTCGCCTCGATCCAGCAGAAGCAGGCGCAGACGATCGTCGCGTTGGTCAAGGACGGGTTCACGCCTGAGTCGGCGGTGGCCGCGGTGATGAAGAACGACTTCAACCTACTGGTGCACTCGGGTTTGCTGAGCGTCCAACTCCAGCCGCCCGGGGCCGGACTGGCCGTGCCGTCGCCGAACGGGAACGGAAAGGTGGCGGTGGGCGGATGAGCGTCGATGCTGGCGGCCGGGTGCGGCGCGCCCTCGAGGGTGACGACTCGCTGCTGGTCACCCGGTCCGTCGCGCTGGACGACATCCACGTCCGCGCGGGCGGCACCGGACGTGACGTCGTCGCCTACGCGGCCGTATGGATGTCACCGGCCGAGGTCGTCGACTCCGAAGGCCACTACCGGGAGCAGAACGCGCCCGACGCGATGAACAACAGCATCGCTCAGCGCGCCGGGCGGATCTACTCGGTCTACAACCACGCCAAGACCCTCGCCGGCACACCTTCGGAACTGCATTCGGTGCCGCTGGGCAAGCCGCTCGAGATCCGCGCGGACAAGACGGGCCTGCTGACCGTCACCCGGTACAACAAGGACCCGGAGGCCGACCGGATTCTGGAGGCGATCAAGTCAGGGTCGCTGACCGGCATGTCCTACACCGGGGTGTTCCTGCGCTCGGATCCGCCGCTGCGCCCGTTCGAACGCTACGGCCCGGACCGGGCCGGTGAACTCCAGCTGGTGACCCGGCTGGAGACCGCCCTCATCGAGTACGGGCCGACCCCGAACCCCACTTTCGCGGACGCCGCCATCGTCGGTGTCCGCAACCGGAGGCCGCAGGTGGACGAAACCGAACCCCAGGTCGAGCCGCAGGAACGGGAGATCATCACCGTTGCGGCCCGCGCGGACGCCGCTGCCGAGCCGGTCGAGGATGACGTGGCCGAAGAGGCGCAAGATCCTGTCGAACGGGCCCAGATGAGCAGCGGGGCGATCAACGACCTGCCCGACAGCGCGTTCGCCTACATCGAGCCGGGCGGAACCAAGGACGACCAGGGCAAGACCGTCCCCCGGTCGAAGCGGCACTTCCCGATCCACGACGCCGCCCACGTGCGCAACGCGCTGGCGCGGGCGCCGCAGTCACCGTTCGGCGCCAAGGCGATGCCGAAGATCCGCGCCGCGGCGAAGAAGTTCGGCATCAAGGTGTCCGACGACACCACGACCAGCAGCTCCGGCCGCCAGCCGGCACCGGAGCATCACCGTACCGAGCCGCACCCGCACTCGGCCGCGACCGACACCAACCAGAACAGGAGCACATCCGTGGATAACGACCGGGAGAACATGACGGTCGAGGAGCGGGTCGCGCGGCAGAGCGAGATCCGTGCCCGGCTTGCGGAGCTCGACACCGAGTATTCGGGCGCCGAGTTGTCGCAGCAGGCCCGCGCCGAATGGAACGGGCTGCAGGAGGAGATGGCCGTCCACGAACGGTCGATCGAAGACGTCAACTCGCGCGCCGACTACCTGCGCCACATCAACGACGACAACCCGGCGGCGACGGAGCGGGTCGACAACACCCGCGCCGGCTACAGCCGGGACAGCGGCCCGGGCGGGTTCGGCAGCCGGATGGGTGCGGCGGGTCCCGCCTTCCACCAGTCGCGGGACATCTACGACCTCGCCTCAATCCGCAACCGGGCACGGAGCATCGACGAGGTCCCGATCCTGTACCGGGAGTACGCGCAGCGCGCCGTGGAGCAGGCCCGATTCCCCAGCGCCACCGGCCGGCGAGGCGCACCGAGCCGGGAGGCCGCCCAGGAACGGGTCGCGTCGCTGCTGGACACCATCGACGACGAGAACGGCACCCTGGCCCGGCGGATCCTCGTCACCGGCAGCCCCGTATACGAGCGGGCGTTCGGGAAGATGCTCGCCCGCCAGTCGATCAACGGCCTGACCGCGGAGGAGTCCCGCTCGCTGTCGCTGGGCACCGACTCCGCGGGCGGCTACGCCGTGCCGTTCCAGCTGGACCCCACCGTGATACTCAGCTCCAGCGGGGTCGTGAACCCGCTGCGGCAGATCTCCCGGGTGGAGACCATCACCGGTAAGGAATGGGATGGCGTGACCAGCGCCGGTGTCACGGTGTCCCGTGGCACTGAAGCCCAGGAGGTCGGAACCGGCGACCCGGCGTTCGCACAGCCGACCGTCCGGACCACCCGCGTGCAGGGCTGGGTTCCGTTCAGCATCGAGTTGGACACGTCCTGGAACTCGCTACGTACCCAGATCACCAACATCCTGCAGGACGCCAAGGACATCGAAGAGGCGACCGCCTTCGCCACCGGCAACGGCACCGCCCCCAACCCGAACGGTGTCGTCTCCACCCTCGGCACCGCCAGTTGGGTCGACACCGCCGGCTCGGCCGTCCTCGCGGCCGGCGACGTCTACCTGCTGGAGAACGCGATGGCGCCCAGGTTCATCGCGAATTCGTCCATCGTGGCGTCCAAGACAACCTTCAACCGATTCCGGACGCTGTTCCAGGCGCAGGCGTCTGCGGCCGGTGACCCGTTCGCTCGCCCGTCCGGCTCCATGGGGGCGCAGTTCAACGGCTACCCCAAGTACGAACTGTCGACGATGTCCACATCGATCGGCACGGGCAGCCTCATCATGCTGCAGGGCGACTTCAACCAGTTCCTGATCGTGGACCGCGTGGGGATGGGCATCGAACTCGTCCCGCAGGTTCTCGGCACGAACCGCCGCCCGACCGGTGAGCGGGGCATCTTCGCCCTGTGGTTCAACAACTCGAAGATCCTGGTCGACAACGCGTTCCGCCTGCTCAGGATCAAGTCCACCTAGTCCACCTCAAGCTGGAAGCGCCCGTCCCCCTCCCGGAGCGGGCGCTTCCTTTATCCGGGAGAACAGATTGTCCAGCATCGAGATCCAAGACGTTGAGCGGCTGAAAGTTGATCCGGGGGACGTGCTCCTGGTGACCATCTCGCGGGAGATGACTCCGCAGGACGCCCAGCACGTCAAGAACGTGTTCGAGACGACACTTCCCGTCAGGGTCATCGTGAAGACCCCGGACATCCAGGTCGAGGTCGTCGAGGCCGATACGGCGGTGACTCGATGAGAGTCCTCATCCACAGCAACGCACCCTGGGCGGGAAGCGGCTACGGCGGGCAGACCGCCATCCTCGCCAAACGCTTCCCCGAGCTCGGCCATGAGGTCGTCGTCTCGGCGATGAACGGCCTCGACGGCCGGCCGCTGGACTGGGAAGGCACTCTCGTCCTGCCATCGGGCATGCGGGCGTACTCCAACGACGTCCTAGCCCCGCACGCGCGGCGCGCGTTCGGCGACGGACCGGGCCTCGTGCTGGCCCTGTACGACGCGTGGGCGATCGACCCGGCGCCGCTGCGGGAGTTCGCCACGGCGATGTGGACGCCGATCCAGTCGCATCCGGTGCCACCGGCCGACTTGAACTTCTTCCAGGTCTCCGGGGCGCAGCCGCTCGCGATGTCCCGCTACGGCGAGCGGCTGCTGACCGAGGCCGGGCTGCAGCCGATCTATGTGCCCCATGCGGTGGACACGTCGGTGTTCAAACCTCTGACCGCCGACGAGCGGGCTCTGGCGCGGGAGATGCTGCAGGTCCCCCAGGACGCGTTCGTCATCGCCATGGTGGCGGCGAACAAGGACAAGTCCCCGCCCCGCAAGGGCTGGGGTGAGCAGTTCCAGGCGTTCGCCGCGTTCCGCAAGCGGCACTCCGACGCGGTGCTTCTGGTGCACAGCCTGCTGGAGACGGCCGGCGGCGTGAACCTGATGAAGCTGGTCTACGACCTGGGCATCCAGGACGCGGTGCAGTTCACCGACCAGTACGCGCAGGTGACCGGGCTGTACGGGCCCGAGGACGTCGCGGCCGTGATGGGCTGCGCGGACGTCCTGTCGAACTGCTCGTGGGGTGAGGGCTTCTGCGTGCCGGTCCTCGAGGCGCAGGCCTGCGGGACGCCGGTCGTGGTCACCGACGGGTCGGCGCTGACGGAACGGTGCGGATCCGGATGGCTGGTGGAGACCCAGCCCTACTGGCATCCGTACGCCGAGTCGTGGTGGCACGCCCCGATCATCAAGAGCATCGGCAAGGCGTGGGAGAAGGCGTACAAGCAGGCCCGCGAGCCGTGGATGCGGGAGAAGGCCCGCGAGTACGCCCTGCAGTACGACGTGGACACCGTGATGACGCAGCACTGGAAGCCGGCGCTGGAGATGCTCGAGCAGTACGCGGGCGCGGTGCCGGTCCGGACACCGAACCGCAACCACGGGACGATCCCGCTGCCCACCCGTGAGGCGGACGGGCTGCGGTGGATCCAGCGGGGCGGGCACACCGACGACTGGATCGCCGTCAACCACGAGGACTCCCTGGCACCGGTGCTCGACGGCCTGCTGCCCGACGGTGGTGTGTTCGTCGACGTCGGCGCGCACGTGGGCCGCTGGTCGCTGCGGCTCGCGAAGAAGGCGTCGCGGGTGGTCGCGGTGGAGGCGAACCCGGCGACCGCCGCGGTGCTGCGCGCCCACATCGCCCTGAACGACGTCGACAACGTGGACGTGGTCGAGATGGCCGCCTGGGACTGCGAGACCCGGTTGTGCCTGGATGTTCCGAACGCCAAGGTCACCAGTGGCTCGACCCGGGTCGTTGAGGGCGCTGCGGCCACGGTGGAGGCGCGTCCGCTGGACATGGTCCTCGGTGACGTCGAGCCGGACCTGATCAAGATGGACGTGGAGGGCGCGGATCTGCATGCGCTGCGTGGGATGCGGGAGACGTTGGCCCGTAGTCGGCCGACCTTGTTCATCGAGGATCACAGCATCTACGGGTTTTATCGGCGAGCCGACCTGGAGTCAGCACTGCGGGGCCTCGGCTACACGTGGCGGCTGGTGAAGGGATACCAGAGCGCCGACGGTCAGATGATTCAGGCTCCCTACCTGATCTGCACCCCGTCCGGCCGCGCCGACCCGTTCGGAATCGCCTTGCAGGCGATCGAGCGGCACGACGCGTCGCAACGGCCGGACGAACTCGCTGAGGCGCTGCGGCTCGTCGCGGGCCTCTCTCCATCGGTGGTGGTGGAGATCGGATGCGACGCGGGCGGAACGCTCTATGCATGGCGGCAGGTGTGCGAAGAGGTAATCGGCATCACCCTTGCCGACAACTCGCACGACACGGCTGGGCAGGGACTGCCGCTCAAGACCCACGGGGCAACCGTGCACGTCGGCGACTCGCACGATCCCGCGAGCCTGGAATGGCTGACCGGACAACTCGCGGGCCGTCTGATCGACGTGCTGGTCATCGACGGTGACCACACGGTCGAGGGCGTGCGCGCCGACCTGGCCACGTACGGGCCGCTGGTTCGGCCCGGCGGGGTGATCCTGCTGCACGACATCGCCAGCACCGACGACCCGCGGGCGGAGGTCTGGAGAGTCTGGCCAGGTTTGGCTGAGCGCTTCGAGACCTCGGAGATCCGTTCTGTGGAACGGCCATACGGCTGGGGTGTCATCCACGTCCGGGGCGACGGAATGGACGACTGGACGACCGACGCACGAGAGGATCTGGACAGTTGATCTACAACCGGCAAGTCACGGTGGCCGCTGGGGCCGTGATCGAGGTGTTCGACGAGATCGGTATCTCGCCGGAACGGTCCGATGTTGCCATCCAAGTCCTGGGCGGAACATCGGTGTACCTGGTCGAAGACGGCGCGGGTACCAACCCGGGGCCGAAGCTCAGCTGGGCGACCTCGCCGAGCGCGCCGTGGCGGGGACTGGGACTGGAAACGTCAGGCGCCGCCTGGAAGGACGCTGCTGGAAGATGTTCGGCAAGCGCGTCAAAGACCTGACTCCTGCCGAACGTTACCAATACAAACAGTCGTTCCTGCAAGCGAAAAGGGATCGTGATGGCTGAGTCTGACCTGTACGTCGGCAAGGAGCCGGCAACGTTCGAGCACGAGGGTTCGCCGGTGTTCATCGGACCGAGCATCGTGGTCCGCGCCGGGCATCCGATCATGAAGGGCCGGGAGCATC